GTTTTCTGTTTTCTAAGAGTTAGGTGGTGCGCCGCGTCTTAATCTTCAAGCCTCGGCCTGAATCTTGGTTTACGGCGCGGATTTTCAATCCCCCCTTACTGACGGATTGCGGTGTCGGGCGCTCAGACATGTTGATGTTTTTCGTCTTACGCATGACATCGTCAACCGCACTGGCTTGCCCCTGCTCGTAGAAGAACCGGGCAAACTTCTCGGGGTTCATGGCGACAGCCAAAGACTTGTGGTATCCCGCAGCATCCTTGACGAGGCCACTGTCGTCCAGAAACTTGTTGAGCCAAGCCTCGGGAGTTTGTTGCAGCTTCTTCAATTCAGTGCGGTCACCGGGAGTGTACACGTAGGATTTGTCGTCGATGCTGAACTCAAAACCTTTGAATCCATCGGAGAAAACCTCATTCGTCTTCTCGTCAAACCACTCTTTCCTGCGCTTCTGTTCCTCTTGGTACGTCTTCGCCTGTTCAACATATTGCTTGTACGATTGGTACTCCTCAGAGTCTTCCAGAGAGCCAGCACCCCTTGACTCAAGAGGGGCTTTATACTGCTCTTTCTGCTCTTCGAAGTATTTCTTCGCCTTAGCAATAGCTTTCTTCTTGGCCAGCTTGGCCTTCTTGACGTCGCCCTCGTCGTCGAGGTCTTCGTCGTATGTATATTCCTCAAGCAGGATATCGACATCTTCATCGTCGATGCCTTCCTCCGTCTCAAGGAGATAGTCGCGCAACAGGCGGTCCCCATCCGACTCGTCAAGGTTCCTGTTGAGCTTCACAAAATCTTCCAGCCCTCGGCCCGTCTCCTGCTTGTACTTGTAGTACGCGGCTACGTCCTCAGGCAAATCGGGAGCCGACTCCCGCGCCTCGTTCAGTTCGTCAAGAGAGTTAATCTCCCGACCGTAACGCTCGCTCAAAAACGAACGCACGTCATCCTCCGACAAGCCGGCTGGCTGGTCGGTTGGTTCTTCGACCGCAGCCTCTTCCTGTGCATCCCCGTTGACTTCCGCCTCATGCTTGGCAAGGAGCTCTTGCTCCACCTCTTGGGTGGATTTAGACTCTACCTCGCTAATCTCTCGGACTTTGAATTCCATTGCTGTAAAAATATATTATTTATCTCGGACTAAATTCTGCCAAATCGAAGCCATCCAAGCTGTCTTCATTCGACTCAAAATTCATGGGCGGCAAGTTATTCTTCCGCTGGTCAATGAGCTTACTCTGCTCGGTATTTTGTTGGCTGATGCGTTGAGCCTTAGCCTTCTCGCGGTTGTCCTCGCGAGCCTGTAAGTTCTGCTCCTGCATGCCGTGTAGCTGCAAGTTGTATTGGAACTCACGTTCCATAAGCGTGGCCTTGAGCTGTGCCTCGGCTTGCATCTTCTCAATCTCAAATGCAATCTCAGCCTGCTTGACCTGCATCTTGCCCTGCGTCTCGGCCTGAATCTTCTGCATGGCTGCCTGTGCTGCCATCTCCTGTGACTGTAGGTTGGCCTGTTGCTGCATAGCCTGCTGCTGCATAGCCATCTTCTCCTCCCGCTCCTGCTTGGCGATACGCTTGACCTTGAGCAGTTGGTTGGCGAGCTTGAGGTTCTTAATCTCCCTGATGTCGATAGCGTCCTCGAGGTTGATATCGCCCTTGCTCAATGCCATTTGGATATTGGCTTCGAGCTGCGCACGCTGCTCCTCGTCGGGGCTGACCTCAATGAAGATGCCGAAGTCGTAGATGTACAGGTCGTTAATCTCTCCAAGGATACTGACGTTGTACTTACCAATCTGGTTTACAAACTCATCTTTGAAGTCGGCGTACTCGAGGATATCGCTAACGCGGTACGTCAAAGCCTCAGCCAAGGTGCGGAACATATACAGGCTGCCATCCAAGATGTGGCGGGTAGCCGTATTGCTGTTCGCCGCAGCCAGCTTCTGCAAGCCAACGAGACTATGCGGGTCGGGGGTGCTCCCGTCGCGGGCTTCGTTCAAGCCCGTTACGTCACGAATCATCTGCAAGTAGTGATTCATGTTGCCGATAAGCATCTGCGTCTTGGCGGCACCACTGTTGCTATTAAGCTCTTGGATGGGGACCTTGCCGTGATTGAACTCGCCGTCCTGAGTGAACGAACGTCCGATGACGCTACCCGTTTGGAAGTATAGCCGCAGGGCGTCCTCAGGGTTGTAGGCGTTGCCCGTACCGAGGTCGACCTCGTTGAGTCCGTCAGCGTCGATATACACCCCGTCCGGTACCGTCCTCGCGATGACCTGCTGGAGCTTGAGGTGCGTAATCTGGATGAGGTCCGCGAAAGGAACCATGCGGCGCACCAGAGACTCGATGACGCCCTTGTACATGCGCGGTGCCGTAGCCACATAGTTGGGCAGGGCGTGCTGACTGGCAGACTTCGGGCGGACCATATTGTGGGCCACCTCCCACTTGAGGAGGATATTGGTGCCCATGACCATGACGCCGTCGTACCAGACGTCGATAGTCTTTTCCACCTTCTCGAAGTTGCCCTCCTCCATCATCTCCTCCGGCGGATTGAACTGGTCGTCCTTTTCAATCATCCGGGCTCCGTCGCCCTCGAGCTTCTTCTTCTTGTAGACAATCTTCTTGGTTGTCTTGTAGTTGAAGTACATCAGCGTGGCCACGTCACGATAGAACATATCGTTCTCGTAGAACTGGGCTACGTTGTAGTAGTCGTACCAACTCTGGCTGTACTTGCTAATCTGCTCCAAGTCCTCGTTGGTGAGGCTCGGGTCAATCTTCATCAGCTCCGTGATGGGCAGCGTCTTAATCTCTCCCCAGTAAAAGCAGTCCTTGAACTGCGGGTCTTCGGTGTAGCTATACACCACGTTGGCGGGGTCGACATACGAGACCTGAACGCCAGAGCCGGGGAGGAACTCGTGCTTAGCAACGCTGATGCCCAAGACCGTAAGGTCGTAGTCGAGGCGCTTACGCAGGTCGGTATAGTGGTTCTCCTCGAGGATAGTGTTGATGGCTTCCTCCTCAGCAATCTCAATAGCAGGCTTGTAGTTGAGCTGCATATACAGGCTCAGTTCCTCGTCACTAGCCGGGAGGTCCTCCGGGTCCATAGTGAATGGGTCTACACCCGTCTTCTGCTGGATGATTTCGAGCACAGGCTTGGCCACCATCTGGCCCTCAATCATATCCTGATACTTGCTGCGCTTGGCTTGCGATAGCGCGTCCTGAGCGTACGCCTTGACTTTGAAGAGTCGCTCGGACATACCGTTGACAACGATGTCAACGAACTTGGGAAGGATAGGAACTGGCGTCCAGTCCAGATTCAAGTACGACAGGTCGCCGTCGATAGCGAGCTCGTTCTTGTACTTGGCAATATTCTGCTCGCCACGGGCGTAAAGGCGCAGGCGGTTGAAGTCGCGCCACTGGTTGTAGAATCGGCACTGGTTGCCATCCTTCTTAAACCACTCGTACTGGATGGCTTGACCGACCATAAGGCCGTACTCGTCCGTCGCCTTCTCCGCATCAGAAACAAACTGACTGGGGAACCCGGCGGTGGAGATGTTTATCTTGACATCCTTCATTTAGTCGAGAAGTTCACTCCTGAAACCACGGTTGTTATATCTCGGCAAGGTAATGCTAATTGAACTCTTCACCTGTTCAGGCATATACAGGTGCTTTTGGTTAGCCATAATAGCCAATCCACTACTAATGGTAGCGTCGAAAGCAGTACGGTTGCTGATGTCAAACCGGGCCCAATCCTCCAGCGTCCGAACGAATGGCATAGAGCCAATCTCTCCGTCCTCTACGATACCGACGTGCTTCTCGATATAGCTTTCGATAGCTGCGGCGTGGGCCTGCTTGACGTCCTCAGAACTGTTGGGTATGCCACCCAGCTCGCGCTCCGTCTTTGAGAGCTTATTGAAGTTCTTGTCAGGACGGTTCATGCAGAAGCCTCGGTACCCACGGTTCTTGAAGTGGTACAGCAGCCTAGGCTTGTTGTTCTCAATAAGGATGGGCATGCCATAAAAGACGCACGCCATGAGTACCTCCTCAAAGAAAATCTCCGCCGTCTGCGGGCGGGCGACATACTCCAAGAAAAACTCGTTGGTAGGCGCATCGTCCATATGGAACTTGGTCATTCCGTGCAGCGCCCCATTACTACCGCCGCCGCCAACAGTACCACTAATGTCATAGGAATCGCATCCAAAAGAGCCAATATGTTCATTCCCCGGGTGTTTGATGCCCCTCTTATCTATCAACCTGTTTTGCATACCCTTGGGAGGGAACCAAGAGATGTTGAACCTTCCCCGCTTGTCGGGACTAAATACTACGCGAGTATCCTTGATTCCGTTCTCCCATTGGAACGAACCTCGTGTCAGATAGTGCTCTTTTACTAGGCTATCCGCGTAGTCTATCTGCTGGTAAATTTTGGTAAGATTGAACAGGCTCTGCTTGCTCTCGTCCCTAAAGGCGTGCGACTCGGTACGGGGGAACTGGCGGTAGAATTCGTTGAGCGCATCGGGGTCGTTCTTCAAGCTCTCTACCTCTGCGTCCCAGTAGTCGACAGCGCCGCTTTTAATCTTCATGCCATCGACACCCATCACGGGCTTCTCAGGGGCGTGGAAGACGGGATGACCAAACTCGTCGATGAAGCCTTCCATGTTGTACTCCATGGGGATGAACAAGGAATACATGCCACTCTTGGTCTGGCCGTTGGCGTTGCGTGCGCGAGGGTCAGAGTCCTCGTAGAGCTTCTTGAAGTTGGAACCACCCTTGGCCAAGGCGTTCGACGTAGAACCCATGAGGCACTTGCCGATAATCTTGCTGCCCAAGCGCAAGCACGTCTTGGTTACCCTCCAGTTGTTGAGGATGTTGTTGGGCTTAATCCACTTTCCGCTTTCGTCGTGGACGAGGAGGAGGAGCTTCTCTCCGTCGTAGGAGTTGTCGTCGGTGTTCTTCCAGTCGATGGTCGTGTCAAGGCCGAGAATCTCTTCGTCCTCCACATCGTACATGTTCTTCTTCGTAATCTTTGAAGCAGGTACACGAAACGCCAGTTCCGTCTTCGGCTTGTCCATGCCGTCCTGTATAGGTTTGAAGAAGAATGGTAGGCGGTTGGCGATAGGAACCACCTTGTCGGTGAACATTTTCTTGGCGTCCGCACCCGTCTTGGAGAGTATCCCAACTCGTGAATCCTTAGCTAGTGTACCGGTGTTTACGCACTCC